CTTTGCCTCTGGTTCTACACCATCATCGTAAAAACACACATATTTTACATCAGGGTCCTTGTAAGGTTCAACTATCTTATCGTAACCATTGGTTACGCATGTATAAAAAATAATCAATTTAGTTTATCCTCAGGGGTTAGTTTTCCAGTCAACTCACCAAGAGTTCTATTAGTTACATTGCCTGGTTCTCTTGAGAACCAACCAGTAGCAATATATTTAGAGTCTTTTCCTGTAAGGAAAGCACCTCGGTGCACGTGAGTATATGCTGCAGGCCACAACACAATGGTGCCTTTCTTAGGTTGGAATGACTGCTCTTGATGATAAAAATCAGTTGCTCCACCACTCTCATATGGAATGTCATTAAGATATATCATCCATGTGACCACTCTATCACGGTACAAAAAATTACCGTTTTCACAATGCCATACATGATATCCACCGCCAGGATCTGTTCTCTGTATTTTACATGTCCATGAGGATACAGGATCTGCTGCATCAATTATACCTTTATATTTTTTAGCATATATTTCAAAAGCAGCACCAACTGCTTGATTGATCTCCATTGCATAAGCTGCGTCCGCAACCTCCATGTACAATTGATGATCTTTCCTACCCAATCCACCTTGAGGAAATTGAGTAGTTCCATCACCCCATTTGTTTATATCTTCTGAGGTTTTTATATGTTTTTTATTATACCAAAATTCAAATGCCTCTACAACTTTATCACAAAACTCCCACTTCAAAAAGTTATCAAACACACCAATGTGTCCGTAATCAATCATCTCTGTAAAATCTGGTTGTACTAAACCATCAGGGATATTGCCACCCTTTTGATCGTACATGACTCTTTCAATTGACATTCTGTAACTCCTGTTTACCTTGGTTTATATACACTTGTGGTGGTATTCTACCACAATATTCATCTAATTGCATCACCTCTTCTATTTTAACATCAGAACCGTTTTGTTTCCAAAAATCTACTAATGCGTTATTACTTCCTTTGTGAAAAATGTCTATGTGTTCTTCATGTATTGCTGATCCCATATCCAATCTATAATTAAACAATGGAGTTGAGTATGATTTTCCACTGTCAAGTATCAAGTCTTCCGAGACTGCTCTTGGTCTGATGTTTTGATCGATTTTCCATTGCGATCCCCTCTTGTGTATTTTGAGAAGTTTATTTGCATGATGACGAGTAATAAGGTAGCAAGCAGCAGAAAAGTCATTGATAAATCTATGATGTAATTTCAAAGTGATACCATTGGGATTTATAATGGTAAGTTGTAGTGCATCAAAAGCAACAGGCACTCTACGTCTGACATCCTTCCATGTAAAGTCCCAATGTCTTGCTACTGATAGATCAACGTCATCTTCCATGATCATTATTTCATCAAGATCTGTCTCCTCAACAAAATATTTAATGGCATTCAAATGTGACATGACACATGCTAACTCACCATCATTCATATTAGGTGGCACCGTACCTTTTAGATAAGATTCATACTCTGCACCATCAATGGCAGTGATACGATAATGATCTTTTACTTCCCAGTAATTAAGTTGTTCCTCCATATATTCCCTACGTTCAGGGAACCTGTCAAGGTTGATCCATAATACATTTGGAAACCCTGCTAACTTGAACGCTGATTTATTTTTGTCCATTACGATTCTTTAGATAGTCAACGTTTTCATAATAGTTAGTCAATCCTTTCTTGCCTTTCAATTTCAACTCCTCCCACAATGATTTGTTACTTTCAATGTGTGGATTATTGAACCAAGAGTTAGCAGACCTACCATGTTCTAAATGAAAAATAAAATCATTTATTCTGGCAACACTGGATAGCATATTGAATCTGAAAAATCTCTCATCATCTTCGTATCCATAGGCAATAAAATTTTCATTTTCTCCACCTAATCTTTTATACTCATCAGTATCAAAGAACTGACAGAAACCATACTTAGCATCCCATTGTCTGATATGACCTTCAAATTTTTTGAAATCAAATCCAGAGTTAATGAAGTTAGTTACCTCCTTATCACCTACATGTAATTGATGTTGATAATTACCAAATCCATAGGGGTACACAACCTTAGGTGGGGTAGAGTTCTCATTTTCTTTATACTGATTGACTATCATATTTTGAGCATATATGTATGAATCAATAGGTAACATGATATCACAATCATAATTAACAGTAACTGGAGTTTTAACTTGCCACAACATATCGTTGAGTAATCTTGTCCTATGAAAGGTAAATTCATTTGTCTTCTCAAACTGATGATCTATCCTACACAATTTTTCATAAGGAAGAATTTCTTCCAACATGGGGACAACACGTAGATCAAAGATAGGTTCAGCATCAAACTCTTTTATAATAATATGAGTGTCAAAATTACTGAGTAAGTATATCAATGATGTTGTTATATTCCTCATTCTATCAGCAGTCTCAATCCTAAGTGGTATTATAAAAGTGCACTTAGTAAGATCGTATGATGGTGGTCTTTCTGTCATAATACCTCCCAGTTGTCACAGTATAAATCAGACGTATCATGTGCTGCTGTATAACCAGTGCCGAACCATTTTTTTGGTGCAATAATTTTTTTGTTTGGGTTCTTACTTAACCATGATCCCCACCACGAGAACGATGAGTTAGCAATGATAAAATCAGAACACAAAGACATCATACATAAATCTGCGAGATTGTCACCACCTTCTGAGATAAGAAATCTATCACCAGAAAATTCAGATTTACACCATTCAGGATCGTCTGAAAAAATAACCACGGTGCGTTTACTATCAAATTTTGACAGAGCAGTATCATAATATTCTTTAGAACAAATAGGATGATTTTCACAACCGTAGTCACCATGTCTGACATGTAAAGCGATGGGGTCTTGAATGGTTCCTATCATCTCTTCACATGGTAACATAATTTTATTCTTAAATTCAAAGTCCTCCCTTATTTCTTTCTCTATAATATTGAAATATTTTGTGGTTTGCAAATATCCAAAAACATTATGACCATCAGGCATATTGTTATATAAATTTTGATCAAAATGAAAGTGTGCCTCTTGTACATAAGGACCTGCACATATTCCTATGTTTGTAAGACCCTTAAGTTTGAACGCCTCAAATAATTGATGATCTTGATAGGGATCCTTAAAATCACTTGATGGTATCATAAAATCAAAACCACGATGAGCAGCGATGCCTCGTAGTCCTGCATACTGGAACATTTGATTGCCCAGTCTTCCATGTCTTCCTAGGTGGTTGAATCCTATAGTCATGATAAATGTTTTTTCTTCAAATATTCAATCTCCTTTGGTAGGAGGTGCTCGTATGTTCTTTGAGTTTGGTTAGGATGCTCTCTATTTGAGATGTGATAATCCTGTAACACCAGTGGTTCTCCATGATATTTATAGAGTCTGTAATACATATCACAGTCCATCAACATAACTAAATCTTCATCAAAATACTCTTTCAAATCTTTACGAACTGCAAGGATGGAGGGTGAACTTAATGTATTGATACCCTCAAGTAATCTGTCATTATATACAGGAAGTTTTGGATTATAATGACTCCTACCATCGTCAATAGTATGAGCAAAACCAGTTACAACCCATTTTACACCTGTGGTAAATGCTCTGTCAAGCTCTTCAGTTAAGTTTTTAGTGAGAATAATATCATCAGAAAACAATACCTTCAAGATGTCACCATCAGCATATAGCATTGCATTATTAGTATTACTACTAATATTCCCCAAAGATAAATCATTTTTTACATAGTTGATTTCAAATAAATCAGCATATTCCTCACACGCTTTTAATATTTTATCCGATTTACTATGATCTGAAATCCAAACGTTAAAATTCTTATTGGTTTGATGTTCTAATGCAAAGAAAATATCAAAAAGATACTGTTGACATTTTTTATTTCCGTCATGGGTTGGAATGCAATAACTAACTTTCATAATAATTCTAAAATTTGTTTAGCATTTATAGCATGACCCTCCTCATTAGGATGACCACCACTTGCTCTTGGCACATCACCACAGCAAACGTCGTACGTCAATCTACTATGTTTCTTTTTTTTAGTTGTTGCTAATATCAAGGGCACAGAATTTGCTTTACAATAACTTCTTATCGCTGTCGCATTCATATCTTCATAAGCATCACCATACTCATCCTCATATACGTATCTGTAATAATCTAACCATGCTTTATCTATTGGATCAAGTTCTGTTTTGTTTATAATTTTATCTCGCAACTTCTTGCACCATGTTACTTTTGATAGTTCTGATAAAGAAAATTTTGCAACCTGCGACCAATTTGTACAATCTCTAAATTTTTTCTCTCGTTTATCGTAGTACTCTTCTCTCTGTGGATATGTAAGTTGTATGATGACAAGATCAAACTCATTAATATTTTTATGGTCAACTAATAATTGTCTTGTAATGCGATTGTTACTCGCACCTTTCTTAGAAATATTATACTCCTCTGCCTTCAGTTCATCGCATATTATTTTACTATAACGTGATTGAAATGGATCTTTTAGTTCAGCACCCCAAGTCCAAGAGCATCCATCAAAATATATTTTCATAGATCTAATACAACTTCATACGGTTGACATGCGTAACTTCTAAGTGCGTTTCTTATCTCAAGAGGTACACTGTCATGTATGTACCAATCTTCCATACAACAAGGACCATTATGAATCTGAAATCCAACTAAATCATAACCATATTTTGAAAATATATCACGATGTCCTGCTGTATCGCCCCACTGACGATACATATCATGCTCATAGGTGACACAATTGAACGACAATTTATCAAGTGGAAATTTTTTCAATGTATCAAGTGTGATTTGTGGTGGTTCAAGATCAAATGATAGGTAATCCATGTGTCTGGGTAGACCAAGATCATTTACTGCCTTGACGTAATCAAACTCCACTGCATCTGCTTCGTAAAGTTTGGTGTTAGGTCGATATCCTTTCCACATATCACAGAGATTATGATCTAGTTCTATAGATAATCCTCTCCAATTATAACCTTCTTCTAGTAACCATGTATTGTTACCTATGAATGGTTGAGCACCACCTATTTCTAAGAATGTGCCATCGACCTTTGCATCATTGACAACCAATGCAAATATATCTTGCCATACTTGAGAGTAATTTTTTTTCAGATCTCTCATTCTTTCAGGTTTTACCTTTAGAAATTCATAGTCCTTTTTTATATAATTGGTTTGATTAGATCCGTTAAGTGGCATTGTTCACTTCCTCAATAATTTTACGGGTTAGTCTAGGAACTACGTCATTATCACTATGAAATTTTTTAGCAATCTCGTAATTTTCCTCAATAGCATCTTTCCTCCAGTTATATGCATCTGCATCTAATTTCCTAATGATTAGTTCTAATTCATCAAGGTCTTGGAAAGTTATCATACCATCCATATTGAACCAATCTCCTATATTAGGACAACCATAATATATTGGTACAGTTTTTGAGGCAAAACAGTCTATAAGTTTCTCAGTAAAGTAATTTTTTTGTCTAGAGTTTTCTACTGCGATATGAAACTTTGACGACTCAAAAAAATCATTTCTTCTTTGATGAAATGGGGGAGACAGGTGCGAATAGTATTGAAGACCATTAGATACATCAATTTTTTTCAACATGTCATTGATCTGTAATCGTAACTGATGCCCTACACTCTGACTCTTGCTGCTTGTAACAAAAGAGACATTATTTTTCTTTGAGATTTTTAGATCCTTGAAGTCTAACCAACAAGACCCCCACTCAAATAATTCTGCGGTAGGATACTTTGTTAGTATGGACTGTGTAAATGTGTATATTTTATCAAATTTATATGCGTTCCTCAACGCACCCTCACTCACAGTGGGTAAAATTGCTAAGGGTTCTGCTAAAAATAATATTTTATAATCTGCATTCTTATCATATGTAAGATTGTCAATAGAAATGCTTACCTTACAATCAAAATCTAATCCTTGATCACCCCAAGGGTTCCACCATAGTGGATATATTTTCGCTGACTTCATCGTATATCTTGAAAATGATAATGGAATCCAAAGGTTTCAATACCGTCATGTTCTGGACAGTGCACCTCTTTTGAAAATCTTGCTGCCACTTCGACGGGAGCATACACACATCCTTGTTCCGTAAAGATGTGTCTATTGTGGCAACATATGTTCCCGTCCTCATTATATAGTCCAGCGTTTTGATGGTTATAAAAGGTTCCTTCGTTTACTTCCCAAGGGACGGTGACTTTACTGGGGACTTCGAGAAGACG